TTTCTAACTTAAACGCCTTCCTAGCGATGGCGGTTCGAGAGTTTGGAACCTTACCTACCCAACTGCTGAAAAGCACGATCGATTATTTCGCATCGCAGGTATATGTAAGGCGCCAGCTTCTTTTAAGTGAGGAGAATACTGCAATGATCAATGACACCAGCCGTGTTCTCAGAGATGATGAACGAACTTTTGTGCAACCATCAACTTTGGATGCCCAAGAGTATGTCACATCTCTAGGAATGCCCATTGATCACGGCACTTTCTACCGAAAGTACGCTGAGACACCCACCGACATAGCTATTGATAGCAGTTTTAATGGTAATCTAGAAATAGAGGACTCACATGGCTTTACACCCTTGAAAGAAGGGGGCATTGCTGGAGAGTTCACCACTGGAACAAATCCGCACCCCAAACTGTACCGGACAGTGTTCTCCAAGATTGTGGGGGAAAAGAACTTTAGGGTGTTGGATGCTGATGGAAATCAAATGAGCCGTGCTATGTCGCGATTGTATAAAGCCAGGCCTGAGGAGGCTAAGCTTCGTGCTAACCAAGCGGATATTTTGTATCATTTAGAGAAGAAAGATCCCAATTTGTTGCGTCATTGTAGTAATGTCCTTCCTGAAGAATCCATCAAGCAGATCAACGCGAGAGAACACGTTGATAAATCTGATGTGAGTGATAGCGCCAGACTTAGGGTGGCTAAGTTCTTTGAGAAGGATGTTATTCGGATGACCCCACTTTACTCGTATTTTATTTCACTCCTTCTGTTTCCCGCGTACATCACATGTCTCTTGCTTAGCAGGTTTCATTGGATTACAGGTAAGACATACAGATTGATTGAATGCATCTCAAAACGTTCATTTAAGCCTATGAAGAAACCAGTCAAAGCCAAACTCTACCTACGGTGGTTTTGGAATCGACAGGAAATGTATGGGCATTTTGAAAACAGCTTGGATGACCCCAATTTTACATCTGATAAAATTGAAGGTCGGTTCAAGAATGAGTTAGCTAAACCTGGTAAAGTGGGTCGGATTTATGTGAGTTATGGTGAGAGTATAATTGAAGGAGGGTGGATGTATTCGCACATCAAAAGCCTGTTCTGTCGACTTTATTCTTTCCCAGCTGGAGATTTTGGTGCTTCCACGCGACTTGACATCCAGGTAGTCAAATCGCTGGACGAATCATATCAACCACTCGATGAAGAGCCAGGGCTTAGCGCCCGGGTGTTTTCTGATGACATGACCGCAACTTATACAACACGAACCGGTGAAATGATAGATTTTGACTCCGATATTTCGACCTGTGATGGTGGAAATACGTACGCCAATTTCTATCTTCTTGGCTTAATTATGGGAACCTATGGTTTTGCAGCCCGAGTGCGAGCTCAGTTTGCGAGGTTGAAGGCATCCATAATGATCTACAACCCCTCTACTCCAAATGGGAAGAGGGAATTTGTGAAAGTCAAGCCACGCACTATATTCCAGGGCAGTGGATGCCCTGAGACAACAGTAGTGAATGGTGTCGCATCGACCTCGATTATTTTAGCTTACCACACCTATATCGACTACTCCAACAACTTCGGGATTGAGGTTGATGGGGAGCTAGCGTATTTCGACACAGCTACACAGGCCCAGAGAACTGTCATCCTCCAGATGGCAGCATCCTCTGTAGGACATGTGGTGACGATTGTGTGGTGTAGAAACAAGTCTGAAACCCAATTCCTAAAACACTCTCCGTTCAAGTCGGAGAAAGGAAAGTGGGTAAACACACGAAATTTCGGAGCTATATTTCGAGGCTTAGGCGAGCTTGATGGCGATATCACCGCAAAAATGTTAGGGGTAGGGAAGTCTGAGTTTAGACAGCTGAGTTATGCTCAGAAAATGGAAATGTATGTGGGCGGTGTGGTGCGTGGTTTGAAGAATGAACCTTCAAACATCATCATGGACGCTTTAAGAGAAAGGTTCACGAAGGGAGACACAGAGATCAGTCTGTCATACCTATCTGCGAATTCGAAGATTGATCGAAGTCATTCAGTGATACCAATCTCTGAGTTGCAAAAGAGGTATGGTGGCATCGAGTCAGACTACTACCACCTTGCAACCTCCATACGAAATATGAGGCTAGGATCTGTGATCCCCTCACCTCTTATTTCGTCTTTCTATAAAACAGACTATGGGCTCTAAATGGCCGTTTGGGACAAATCAGAGGTTGAAACACCTCTCTGCAGCCAGCTGCAGGAAATAATTACAACATGCACATAAATCGTTCGCTAAGTGAGATTGGCGTTGGAAATAAATCTCTTATCACTTTTGATACCCCTCCTTTAGGGAGCCCAGGG